CTATCTCGTACCTGGCTGCATCAGCTGCACGCTGTCCACCAACGGTCAGGGTCCTGCTGACTGACTGACCAAGGCCCGTTGCTGGCGTAGCCACTTTCGACGCGGCCGCAATGCTTTTATTCAGATCACCAGTCTGGAAGAACGTGGAAACCCCTTGACCCAGGGCTGCCACCTGCTTCATGGGGTTCAAGTCATTCAACGAACCCATGAACCCACCACCCGGCGCTGGCTGCGGTTGCGCCTTGGGTGCAGTACCAGCTCCCATGCCACCCGTCGACACGTAAATCCGACGCTCTTCCCCGGTCTTGGGGTCGCGGATCGTTTGGATGGGCATGGATCAGTTAGCGATGGGATCAGTTTGGCTCAGAGGCCGTCTTACTTCCAGGCTTTCAGGAAGTCCCGATAGGTCGATCTGACCTGGCCTTCGTAGTAACCCTGCTTGCGGGTCCGATGCGTTGGCAGCGACGCCCACTCAGGAGCAAGTTTCACCACGCTCTGGAAGTCATTTGGATCGGCCGTGTTGACGTCGACCCCACGACGCAGCGCAAGTTTTACGAATGCCCGGTCCTGGTTGGCCTGAGTCATCGGCAAATTCTTGCCACCGTTGATTTCTTTCCAAGTCGCCAACTGGAATTGATATCGGCCAGCAGGCCCATCTCCTGGATGCGGTTTGCTGTTGTCAAACTTGCCGCCACCAAACTTAGTGTTGTAGCTGGCCCCTTCAAATCCTTGGCTGGCAATGGCGTTGGCCCACTTGCGGGCGTTAGGGGTGAGGACGCCTTGGCCCGTGGTGCGTTGATTCAGGATTGCTGGAGGACCTACAACAGCTGGCGGCATGGGCATCTCAGATGCAGATGCAGGTGGCACCAGCAGATCCGACAACGCTCTGGATGCAATCTGAATGCCATTTAGGGCGGGGTTTTGCTGCGGCGTTGACCGACGACGGGCTGGTGCCATCGAGAGTTTTTGACCGTCCAGGGCTTCAATGCGTTGACGGGTCTGGTCGTCTACCGGTACCCCATGCAACCTAAATTGATTCAGGATGACCTCGGATGGTTTTTGTCCGCCTGATCCCGTGGTCAATGTCTTCATCAGCAACTTGAAGTTTTGGCTGGGGCTGCCATTAAGCAAGGCATCAACATCCTTTGCCCAAGCATTGACGTCGTAAATGGGTTTGGACTTGGCTTCGTCCCTGAGGCGCTTGGCTGCAACTGGATCCACGCCACGACGATTCCAGTTCTGAGTGTTTTTGCGGACCCAATCGGTGCCATCCGTGTACGGCGTATTGGTTGTGCTGGCCGCGGCTTCACGCTGCTGCAAGCCCCAGTTGTTGTTGTTCCAGAGTTGATTTAATGCTGCAGCAGGATCTGTGCCATCTTTAATGGCTTTATACACGACGTCGTGGGATTGACGACGAGCTTGATCGCGGAATTTGTACAGGGCCGTCGATTCAAATCCGTCAATTGTTTGCCCCCCATAGGATCCAGGACTCTTGCTATACGACTCCCACTGCTTGGACATCTTGTCGATACGATCGTTAATGTCTTTGTCGTAGCTTCGTACCTCCTTGGAACCCTGGGCCGACAGCGTCGTCTGAATACTTGTTGCCGCCGTGCCCGTAATCGCACCAGAACTCAGGTCAGCCTGCAAAGCGGCAGCCAGTTGATTGCGTTTGGTCTCATTGTTGTACGTCTGTCCCAGCTGCTGGGCATACCACAAGGCCCGGGCTTCCTGTACGGGCTTGATGTAGGTCTCTGTGAGTTGACTATCGAGCGCATTGATTTGCGACGTCAACGCTGCACGCTTGATGCCATCTGGCTCCATGGCTGCCCGGTCCCGTTCGGCCTGCAGGAACGACTTAATGGCAGCAGGGTTCGACCGACGCCCCTCTGGCAACGCGGCTTGAAGACGGGCATCCATGGCTTGTTGTGCCTGGATGCCAGCCATCTGGGCTCGCTGGCCATTGTCTTGGATTTGTGCAGCGTTGGCCTTGGCAACGACTTGATCCAGGTACGCTTCGCCGCCAAGTGTGTTGTATAGGCGCAATGCTTCGTTGGGGCTGCCGTCTGCCTTGGTCCGCTGGTCGATCGGGCCAGTCATTACTGAACGCAATGCAGGCCGCAGGACCACATTCATATCAGTGATCTGGAAACCCTTGGCCTTTGCTGCGGATACGACGTCTGAGGCAAATCCCTCAAGGTATCCATTGATCAATTTTGTTTGTGTTTCAACCGGCAACCCAAGTAATTTAACGCTATCAATTTGTTGTTGTAATGCTTTTGCCGCGTACGGAATGCTATCGGCTGGACCGGCCTTAGCATGAACTTCTAAATAGCTGCCTGCAATTGACTGTCGGTTAGCTGTTAATTGTCCTGTGGTTTGTATTTCTTGAGCTGAGTTATAGCGTTTGCGTTGTGCTTCATCAGCTTGCAGCTGAGCCTGCATAATCAACGCTTGATTTTTGACGTAACCCTGTGGCGACATTTGCATGCCACCAAACAACAACTGATCTCGATGTGCCCGGTACCGAGGGTCGTCGGATGAAAGTGAGTTTAGCTCAACGTCTTTGCCGTCGATCTTAATTGTTCCCGTTGCTGCCAGTTTGTCTGACAGCGACATGGCTGCACCTGAGATCGCATTTTGCTCAAGCGACCGTTCCAGCCAGTACCGACCAACTGAGTTGTTTTGTTTTTCCCGAACAATCTGCAGGTACTTGGCAGCTTCAACGGCATTAGGGCCGCCTAGTGCTATAGCTTTTTCAAGATTGGCGGCAAGGTCGCCAATGGCACGAGCTGGCCCGAATTTGCTGGCTTGCCCAACAAAAGCAGTCGACGCGGCCTCTAGCTCCTTGTCGCGCTCTTTGCGATTGGCAAGCCACGTTTCGCCAAAGTTTTGCAGGGTCGCGCTGAACCCACCCAATGCCTTGGATAGGTTTGCCAAATCTTGGCCTGGGTTTGCCAAATCTGGTGGCGCAAAGAACTTGGGCGCTCCACCCAGGATCGGCGCCCCTGTCTGCTGGTACGTTTCGACGGGCGTCGCTCGTGGTTGCAGTGCTGGTGCATTGATTGCGCCTTGAGCAATAGCACCCGATGTCGATGCGACAGGAATGCCACCCAGAAGTTGAGCGGCCGAGGCGCGGCTGGTATCGCCGTATGTCTGACCAGTGGAGAGACGTGCCATGGATTAAATCTTGGTGTATTTGCCACCGGACCACTTGTAGCCAGCGGTCTTGATGGAGGCAGCTGTGCTTAATCCTGTTCCAACTCCCTGAACTGCGCCTCCAATTCCCTGCAGAATAAATGGCGTCATGCTGGGTTTGGACTGATAAATCGGTTCCAAAGGATCCAGCACTGGTTGCTTAATGTACGGCTGTTGGCTTGCAATTCGGGATCCACGTTCGGCCGCAGCCCCCTGTTTCTGAAGTTGAATCTGAGCGCCTGTAAACGCCAAGTTTTGGCTGGTCGCAAAATCAAACTGAGCTTGTTGTCGCTCAAAGTCCGCAACTAGGTTGTCAACTGTATTGCCCAAGCGACCAGCTGCCAGCACCTCACCTCGAGCCTTGGCTCCCGCCACCGCTCCCTTTTGCTGTTCCTGGCTGGCAGCCGCCTGTTCCTGCATAAGCCTTGTATTGAGTGCAGCGATGTCGTTGGCATAAGCGTTGTCAGCCATTAACCGAGTGATTCGCTGCAACTCGTTCTGCTGGTTTTCTTTCATCTGCTCAAAATTTCGAGCAGCGCTGGCTTGCATTTGCTGAAACGCAAATTGCTGCTGGGCCTGGGCATTGGCGTACGCAACCTGCTGTTGCGCCGCCTGCGCTCCTGCCACAGCCTGACCGATGCCAAGGCCAGCTGTGACAATGCCAAGGGTGATCGAAACTGGGTCACACATGGACTGGAATCCTCACGAACTCATGGAACAGCCGACCTTCTGTTCCGTAGTTGGGGTGCGACGCAATGAAGGTAAACCCCATCCACCGCAACCATTTGATATGTACCACGTTACGGGCATCTGCGAAATTGAAAAGGACCCTGTACCGAGCCTGGATCGCGTCCAGGTGTGTCCTAGCCTCACGCAGGAACCGCATGGCGTTCAACCGATCCCGCGTCAGGTCGTCTGTGCACAGCATCCAGATGATGCCGACGTCTGGTCGTTGCGGCACGACACCCCACATGCCCATGGGCCTGCCGTCCCTGCCAATCATGGTCATGCAGGGATCACCGGTGAAAAAGCTGTGCAACAGGGATTCTTGTGGCGTGTTGCCAGACTGGGCCCGCACTTCTGCGACGTCCTCCTCTCGCATGAACTCCGCCACGTACGGGATATCAGCGACCCGGGTGGGCCTGGTGTACGCAGATGTCACAGGCGTGCAGCCCGGGTGTGGTACCAACCTTCCCATTCTGCCGACTGAAAGCGGCAAGGCAGGGGGGAAGAACTGACGAGTTCGATCTTGGCTTCGATGTTTTGAGCCATGACGGGGACCCTGAATTTGCTTGTTCGCACGGCCAACTCGCCCAAGCTGATCTCCTGGTCTCCAATTTCAAATCCGGTGTACGGGTACGTCATGGTGTCGCGACCGCGTGGCGTGACTTGGATGTTGAACGACGATGTGCGGTCAAAGATCATGGTCCAGGTCCGCAGTTGCAGCTTTGGCCCTGCGATCACTGCCATGCCACCACCAGGCGGCTGTTCCTTCAGGTATTGCGTGCTGAACACGTACAGCATGTCGTACAACGCGCCCACATAAAACTTGGCGGACGTCAAGTCGCCACGCACTGTGATGGTGCCGTTGCCGCCAGTTCCACCAGATGCCGTTGTCGACAACACCTGGACCAATTGCCCGTGCTGGACGGTATTGCCGACGTAGTACCGACCTACTACAGCCATGTTGGCATTGGCTGTGTCGATTGGGTACGGCAATGTGATTGTGCTTTGCACGTCCAACCCGGACGGTGTCGTTAAAGCCACGGAACAAGAGGCCTCCGTGGTTTTGCGGTCAACCAGCATTTCAACCGTGGTGCCAGTGTCCACAGTTTCGGCATGGGTAACAATGCGTTCCAGGTAGACCCCATCGGAAT